TGTCATCAAGTTTTTCTACCATACTCTCAAGTACATCATATTTGTCTTCAGGGATTGTTACATAATGTTCTTCAAAAAGACCTTTCATTCCTTCAAGGAATGATTCGGTCATCTCGGTCTTGAGTCCTTGCTCAATGGCGAGTGCGTTTTCTTCAAACCACTCGTCAGCAACATACTCAAGATAAGAATCAACACGCTCAGCGAATGATTCTTTCATTTCTTCTACTTCCTCTGCAAGTGCAGCAGCATATTGCTCTTCCAGAGATTCTTTGATTTGAGCAACCTTAGTATTGATTGCTGCTTCAAAGATTGTTTTTGCTTTTTCTTTGAATTCTTCGGAGAGTTCTTCACCACCGAGAAGTGCGTTAACATCTTCTTCAATATCATATTCTTCAACAGATTCTTCTTCAGAAACTACTTCATCAGTAATTTCCTCTTCTTCTTCAATAACTTCGTCCTGAAGTTCTTCTTCTTCTTTCATACCTTTCATTGAATCTGCTGCCTTAGCTCCTTTGTTAACTACATCTCTAACTTGCTTCAGAGTGCTACCAGGAGTCTTCAGTTTTGCTGAATCATCATCTGGACGATAGTTATCTGGAGTAGGACCACCAAGATCTTCATAAGAAGCAGCAACTGAAGTATCCATTGGTTCTCCTGGTTTTGCACCAGCATTTACAGCAGTTTTGGATTGCTTAGTGCCTGCTTCCATTTCTTGTAATTGTTTGCCACGAGACATTTGAACTCTCCGATTCCGTTATTTAAAACTATATTTATTTATTAAATTAAAGATTTGACAAGAAATTATTAAATAAATCTAACTTTTTCTCATCAAGTTGTTTTTGTGTTACAAGTGTGTTAATCTCTCTATATGTTCTTTCAGCAAACTTCTCACGAAGAATACCTCCATCCCACACCCATTCTTTACCTTCCATAATACCTTCAACAAAGGCATCAGGAGCAGAAGGATCTGCTACAATATCAGCAGCAGTTGCAAGCATAAAATCATCACCAACAACATTGATTCCCTCTCTTGTCATTTTGAGTGAACCAATGCCACGAGAAGATACTCCGAGTTTTACACCTTCTTCAATTAAAGAAGATGCAATCTTACCCATAGGAGTGTTTAATATTTTTGCTTTACCAATAAAGTTTGATCCACTTTCTCTTAAAGAAACAATCTTATGTGAAACTCTATCAAGGTTGACAGTTGGACCGTCAGGATGACCTAACTCTCCAAGTGCTCTTCCTGCTTGAACGTGATTTTCATTGTATCTAGAAACTTCACGACGAAGAGTTTCCATAGGATACATACGACCATTACGATTCTTGATGTTACCCTGAAGGAAAACTCCTTCAATATACATTGACTTCTTGCCGTTCTTTTGTTCGACAAGAAACTCTACTGATTCGATTTCTTCCCTGATTAATTTCATTAGGCTACTCCGCTAATTTGAACTTGTTGTGCATATAACGTACCACTACCGTCTGCGGCAATAGATCCGATTTTAAATGATCCTCTCAATTCAGCGTAAGGAGCACCAAATGATGTTACGACTCCAGATGAATCATGGTTTACTACAATTCTTGTATTGTAGTATCCACCAACATTGGAAGATGTATCAACTGATTTTACGGTTTTATGACTAAAATCATAATATGACTGACCTGTAACAGTCAAAGAAACAGCATCACCAACCGCAAATGGAGATCCAGTTCCTTCTGGAAAATCGATTATTGTTGTTGCTCCAGTTGTAATACCAACTACTCTTTGGGAAGATGGTCTACCCAAACTAATAGTTGCTTCCTGGCCACTAGCAACATAATAATTTGCATTTGTAGCAGTAGGATCTGTTCCAATTGCCACATGTGCAGGAGCGCCGACAGCAACAACTCTCAGAGTATCTGACTGATGGGATATCGCAGAAGACTGTGCATTAGATGAAGTAATAGTAATGGACGTGCCATTACCAACTGGTTGATGTGCCATTATTTTCTAAATACTAATCATTTAATAGTTATTTATAAATTACTCTTCTTCCCCATATTCTATTTCAGATTCTACCTCATCTTCTCCAAATAAAGCATTTGCTGCTAAAGGACGAAATGCATCTACTCTTTCTGCAGATTTTGAAAATAACAAATCTTTAATCTTATCGCTAATCTGTGAAGGAGATTCATCAGTAGCAATCATATCTAAAAGTTCTTCCATTTAAATAAATCAATAGACAACTAAACGTATTTATATCTCACCACCCTTGGGTAGTTCTGGTGCTTCCACTGAAGAAGCATTAATTTCTGGTTCCATTACTGGTTTACCAAGATCCATTTGTGATGTTGAATCTAATGGCATTTCGGTTTCTGGATCTACAGATACATTTGGATCTGGAATAATTCCATTTTCAATTTCTTTTTTAATGAGAGCATCCTGTTCAATAATTTCAATATCAGTCTGACGAAGTATCTTACGTCTTACATAATCTTGTGAGTAATACTTTCCAATGTAAGGTTCTGCGGTTTGAACCATTGCAAGTCTTTCATTGAGAAGTTCTGCTTCTTTCAGTTCAGAGAAATGATTATCGTAAAGGAAGTCATATTGAATATGCTCACTCATCATTTCCCAATCTTCGGGAGTAATAATATTTTTGAGAATTAATTGAGTCTTCAGCATGTCATTGAACATGTTGGAGAATCTCTTTCTCAAACGTCCAACAAACTTAGTAAACTTAAGTTCATCTCTTAAGATCTCAGAAGATCTCCCCAAGTTAAACCCACCTTCTCCATCCATTCTTGATGGAGGAACATTAAGCGAACGGTAGAGTTTCTTTTTAAAATACTCAATATCAGTGATTTCTCCAAGGTTTTGTCCTCCTGGAAGTGTTGAGATTTCTGTTCCTCTTCCACCTTCCCTTCTTGGCAGCCAGAAATCTTCAAGCATAGCCATGTATTTTTTGTCATCACGAATTTCTCCAGTGTTAGCATCATAAACTAATTTATTGCGATATCTCATCATAACATCGCGGAGATATTGCTCTGCCTTTACTTTTGGGAGATTACCAACATCAATATAAAAAATACGACGTTCTGGTGCTCTTGATAATCTGTAAATAACCAGAGAATCCTCAATCATGCGAAGTTGATTAAGAGACTTAATTGCTTTATGAAGATATGAAAGAGTTGATCCCTTATTCCTATCTACGAGACCAGAAGTGCAGTAAGTAATTGCATCTTTTGCAATCTTAATTCCTTGGACTGCGCCAGTCTGCATTGGATTGCCAGTTGGATAAACTGACTTTGGATTGTAAATGAAATATTCTTCAATTTCTGGGAAGTCATAATCCATTGGATTACCACTGTTAACCCTTTGGATAGCACTTCCTTTATCGTTTTTTGGTTTCTTACTTTGTCTTATGTAACGCATTTTCATTGCGTCAATATAACGAAGTTCTTGAATACCTTCTGTTGGATTTTTTAAGTCGATTACTTTATGATAGTAAAGTCTACCATCAATGTACCAATTTCTATAGATTTCGTGCGCTTTCTTATCGAAATCTAAAAGATCAAGAATATATTTAAACTCTTGACGAATTTTTTTCTTGATACCATCGCTGGCATTGAGATTTGATAACTCGATTTCTACTGGACTATCATTAGTATCTGAAACAATCGCTTCATTTACAATATCTTCAATGGCACTATCCGCTTCTGGATGAAGTGCCATTTCACGATATCTTTTAATGAGGTCAAACTCAGTACGATATACTCCCTCAATATCAACATAAGAACCAAAAAAACCACTACTCATATAGTGGTCAACCCCGTCCTCATTGTTAGGAGGAACGGGGGAAACCGCTGTGGGTGATAGTGGTTCAATGTCCTCTATTGAGAACCCAAACAGTTTTGCCATAATTTATTTTATCGTTGTTCTTAAATACTATTTATTATCCGTTTGGAGTGCCAGATGCAACGATATTGAACGATTGAACTTGGAATTCAACAGTAAATTCTTCAATTGTATCTGAAGAATCATAAGAAAGATCAATCTGAGAAACATTAGTTGGGAAAATATCGACAAATTCATACTCAGCAAGAACTGCATTAGATTCACCTGCATTATTTTGACTGCTTGCTACAGATCCTCTTCCTAACTGGAAAACCCTTGCATTTACCATATAAGCACTTGGATCAGTTGCTCCAAGGTTGTTATCAAGTTTAGCAATCTGCTCAGCCCATGCTTCAAATGCTCTTCTCAATCTGAATCCTTCATCATTGATGATTGTGACAGTCCAAACATCGATGGTTCTGTCTCCAGCAACTTTGAAAATTCTTCCTCTAAAAGGAACATCAATAGAAGCAATGTTTTGTGCTGGCAGAGCAGCAGACTTGCACATATATCTAAAGTTATCAGCATCCCAATCAATACCAGCAGGTAAAGTTGTTAATTCAACTTCAAATAGATTGGGGCGGGCACCGCCCCCAATCAGTGCAGATTTAAATTGAGAAATTGTTTTGTTTTCTCTAGATGTTGCCATGGTTTTCTCCTCCTTTTGTTATTTAGATAAACTTATATCAAACTCTGCCAGCGACTTCTTCGAAACTAACGCCTGTGCGTGTAGCAACGAAAGTAAGAGTGACGTAGTTAATAGACTTCGCAGGTTTCAGGAAAATATCTGCCCTGAACTCATTGTTATCAATAACATCAGGAGTGTTATTTGTGGTATCACAAACAACGAGGAATCCATAAAGACCTCTCTTTGCCTGAACATCACGGAGATATGGTTCTACAATGTTTCTGAAGTTTGCTCTTGTTAACTCATCGTTGAGTTCGAAGAGTTGTGCTTCTGCTGCTTTCTGCAGTGCCTGCTCAATTGTCAAGAACAGGCGACGAACGTTAATTCTATCAAATGCTGAAGCATATCCGAGAGCAGTTTTATCACCGAATAGAAGAGTTCCTAAACCAGGTTGAGTAATAATAGAATTAACTCTCTGTGGATACAACTTATCTCTTTGATCCTTGTTTGGATTGTAAGCAAGCTTAACAGCATTATTAATAATACCACGTTGCTGACCAGCAGGTGAGAACCATGGATAAGCAACAATGTTTGTTCTTGCCATCAATCCAGCAACGTCAGCGTTACATGGAATATATCGGAACTTGTTATTGAAGCGATCATAAGTGTACTTATAACCACTATCAAATACTGCGTAAGATGATGATTGGAGAGAACTGAAGTAATTAATCAGATTATTTGTCTGAGTTGTTGAATTAGTAAGTCCAACCAAGTTTGCTCTGTGTGGTCCAATGGTTGCTACACAATCTTTTCTGTTATTTGCTATAGAGATAAGATAGTTTGCTTTTGCCTGAGAATCTGATTCTGCATCAAATCCTGGACCCATGATCAGATAATCAACTTCAATCTCTTCTTTATTAGAGAACTTGCCATAAGAAGTTATAATATCTCCAAGTCCTGGTTTCATTCCACCAGCAGCAGAGTAATCAACACCACCACCAAGAGTGTATGATACGTTTCCGATTGCACTGAAAGTAATGCCTTGTGCGTTTTGTCCCCAGAGACCATCTCCAGTTGTGATTGGAGTGAATGAGGTTGAGAATCCAGTTGCTCTTGGTTCTGTATTCCAATAAGTATCAGCAGAGTTGGATGGATTTCCACCTGCGTAGATATTTGGTGAGTAGTCGGCAAGATAAGACTCGTACCAGATCTTCTGTGGCGCATTCACGTTTGAAATTGAGTCAAATGCCTTGGAAAGACTTACGTGCTTCTCAAGGATGTTTCCTTGAATCCCAGTGATGCTACCAAGATCATCTACAACTGCGATGTGGAGGGCATCGTTTTTGCCGTTTCTATCCAAAGAATAGACGTTTGAAACTGGTTTTGGAGCAATCTCTTTCCAGTAAACAATTGAGTTTGTAAGACCGAGAGTTTGCTGATCATACCAGTCAACAATAGAAACTGGGGTTGCTCCAGTATCTCCAAGGCTTCCTGTTGGAACTCCTACATTGTTAACAAATCTGATTGTGTCTGAAGTATCGAATGAAGCAAATGCAGAACTTTCTGCATAAGTGATTGGGGTTTCCGATCCTGCAGCAGAAACTCTTGAAAATATCTTTACATCAAAAGAACTATTACCATTAGTGGAGTCAGTGGTGACACCAGTGATAATTCCTTTTAGGTATCCATTGAATGTAGTGGTTGTTCCTGCTCCAGGAACAGTTACGTTACTAAGAGCAGCAGTAACAGCAACACCAATTGTTGCGCCATATGAACCAGGATTTGTGGTATTAATACCAATTGTTTGGTCTGCTAAATCATCGATGAAGCAAACTTTTAAACTGTTCGCCCAACTTCCTGGGTTCTTAGCAGCAAAGGTAAAATCTGTTGCTTCCGAGTGATTATTAATATAATCATCGTAGTTATCAATTCTTAATGAAGTAGTAGAAGCAGCACTTACGCCAGCATTTGCGTTATTTAAGCTGGATCCACCAGTTCTGCAAACTTTTAAAACACCTCCATACGAGAGGTAAGAAGCAGCACTCATCCAATACTCATACTGAGCATCGGTTGAAAGTGGCTTACCAAATACATTGATAAGGTCTTGTTCTGTAGTAATATCAATTGGTTCGTCAACTGGTCCAATTGGGAATGGTCCTGCAATTGCTCCAATGTTATCTAAAACATTATCAGCTCTTCCTACTGTTAAATCAACTTCTCTGACTAATACGCCAGGAGATAATTGAGGAGTCGCCATGTTTTTCTCCGTGATCTCAGTTTATCTAAAAATATTTATTAAAAAGTTACTTTTCACGGGGGAAATATGACGTGAATTACCAATCTGGATATTCCCACCTATCAAGTACTCTACATACCACTTTGCTAGCAATAATTCTTTGCACAGTACACTCTTTACATTCATAAGAATATGACGATGCTACAGGTCCTCTATCTTTTCTTGTTCTATAAAATCCCTCTATCAAATTTTTAACTTTGCCACAAACTCTACATTTTCTATCTTGTAATAAAAGGTGACCTAATTTTATTTGACCATCTAAATCCATCACATATAATCCCACATATAAGATCGATCCCCATATTCATCAGTAAACCACCTATCACCATCAGAATCAACAAAACTAGTTTCATCTAGTCCATCAGATATGAATCCAAAGGGTGACATATCTTGTTCAATTTGATTTTTTTGTTCTTCGTACAATCTTTTACGAACGTCTTGGTCTGTAAGTTCTTTAAAGTAATCTTGAGCAACTAACCAAGCATAAATCACAAGGCACATTGCAAGGTCATCATTGCAACCTTCTTCTGCCTCAAATGAATTGCTTTTTGAGATAAAGGTAGTAAGTTCAGAAATAATTTCATAGTCATTGAAAATTAATTTATCTTCTTCTACCATTGTCTTAAGATTAAGAGATCCGACTTTTTTCACAGTTTTGGACATCTTTACTCCAAGTTGAGTTTTCTTTCCAGAAAATCCCTGTCCAACAATTTGTCCTGCTCTTCCTCTCATAGAACACATAAGAAGATTTTGATATTCCAAATCATATTGAAGAATACTTGCTACTTGATCTCCAATATCATTAACTTCACAAAGTATAAATGCATTATTATAACTTTTTGCCATTTCATAAATTATGTTTGGAAATATCATTGGTTTGATTTCATTATTTCGATATTTTGCAACAACCCTATGTGGAAATTGTGTAATATCAATAACTACAAATGCAGAGTAATCCTCACTTACGCCTCTTGCTACATCAACAGTAATTACATAATCGTGCTCATCTTCTGGATCAACATATACATCCAATCCAGCATTCCTTGTTTTTGGTTGGTCATACACAAGATTTCTGAGTTTACTTGGAGCAATCAGAGTATCAACAGATCCTAAAAATTCACATTCAAACTCAACCTTAAACTGTTGTTCTGAAGTGTTAGCAATCGTTTGTGCTTTCCATTCTGCATCTCTTCCTGGAACTTCACTCCAATGAACATCAGTTGGAATATATTCGTTTTTACCTTTCTCCGCATCGTGCCACATACGGTAGAAATGATTCATACCGTGTGGAGTGGAAACGATAATTACCTTCGTTGATTTACCAGAAGTAATAGTAGGATAAACAGAGGCAAAGAACGAGTCAGCAATGTGATTCGGGACGAATGCGAACTCGTCGAGAAAGAGGATGTTGAACGACATACCTCGGACAGCACTCGCAGATGTAGAAGCTGCCAATATCTTACTGCCATTTTCTAACTCCAGTGATCCTTTGTTCCAAGATATAATACCTTGTTGCATCCATTTTGGAAGATTTTCATATGCAGTTTGTAATCTATCTAAAAGTTCTCTCGCAGTTGCTGCTTTGTTTGCAAGAATACCAATGTTAACATTATCGTTAAAGACGGCATAGTGGAGCAGGAAGGACACTACAGTGGTTGATTTACCTGTCTGTCTTGGCATCTTACAGATATTAAATCTGTGATTGTGAAAGTTATTAACTAACTTCTCCTGAAATGGATACATCTGGAAAGGTTGTAGTCCCTTATCAAGAGTTACAATCTTTACATAGTTTTTTGCAAAGTATACGGGATCACTTTGACATTTAATAAACTCCTCAATTTGTTCTTGAGTGAACTCAATAGGAGTATTTGCTTTCTTCAGTAACGGATTTCCCAAATAGACATCACTCATAAAAAATTACCTATCTAGTTTCTCTCCATTGCATAGCAACATAGATTTCGTTTGCGGTATTTGTGGTTAAGTTCTGAACAACCACTGCAAAAATATTACTATCATCACTATCTATGTTTTGTGCAAGATATGATTTCTTTGCAGATGAAGGACTGAGATTAATATTACCAGATGCTTGCTTACCTGATGGATTATTTCCTGTTACATATCCAGTAAATTTTGAATATGCATTTGTTAGATTGAAGTTAGTGCCAACACCGATATTATACTGAACACCAGAGTAATCATCATCAAAATCCACCCAAGTTCCCCCAGTAATGTTTGAACTATCTGGCATTCTATAAACATCAAACTTACAAGGTGCAGAAGTAGAAAGAAGTTCTAAATCTGAAATACGAATTGTTGTTCTGTTTGGATATCCATTTATAGTTGGTTTGGCACGAATTGCCATTACACACTTAATGTGATTTGGAGCACTATTGGAACCAGGAAGAGAAATAGCAGTTGTTACTCCAACTGAGAATTCAAAACCACTTTCTTCATATCCACCTTCACTCAATACAGTAGAACAAATCTGCTGCATTGATGTAACACCAACAGCAGTGTCGGTGTTTCTTACTTCACAACGAATTGGAAGTGATGGTTGACTCCAATAGACATTTTCTTCAATATTAGAATGATTAAATTCATGGCAATATACAAGACTTCCACCAATAACAAATCCACAACGAATTCTACCAACACCTAACCACTGAAAGTCTGTAGCAAATAATTGAGTTTTTGTAAAGTCAAGACTGATGCTGGAAATGCCAACACCGTTCATTGGATCTAAACTCCAATTAGATTGATTAACAACAGTATCTGATACAATACCAGAGACATAATCTCTTCTTACCAAAGAAACTGTTCCATCACCTTCTTGTTGGACGAATACTCCATTTCTATCATCAAAGTATCCAGTTCTTTTAACAGTATTCTCCCTAACATCATTAAAGTTAAAACTGGAAAGTGCAAATTGTGATTTGCCTGGCATATAGTGATGATACATTCTGGATTGATGTATCACATAATCTGTAGAACCAATTCCAACTACAAGTGATGCTGCTGCTTTATTTGTAAGATATTCTACTGTTGAACCTACACCAATTTTTTTAGTGAGAATTTCTTCATTCAATCCATATTGATGAGAGTAATCTGCAAGAGTGAATGGTTCTGATGTTCTTGATCTACCAAAAGCATCATATCCACCAGCACTTATACCTGTAGATACTCCACAATCCCCTATGTTGCCATATCTATCGGCACACATAAAGACTTCATGAAGTGTTCTTTCTTGGTTTAGATAATCTTGTGTATTTTTATTCCACTGAGCCATAATTTTATACCCACTCTAATTTTCCTGGATGATATCTTTTTACGTCTGCAATTTTGACAGTTGGTTTTGGTTCTATTGGATAAATTCTTTGAACGATTGCTCCAGGATATTCATCTTGAAGTTGTTCTGCAAGTTCTTGATTTGTAGGAAGTCTTAGTGCTTTTTTGTGCTCTAACTTCATTCTATAGATGCTTCCCATCCAAACAACATCAGCAAAATACTGCTCATCAAAATTTTCTACTTGTTCTTCGTTTTCAGAACCATTAACAATAAGAGTACCGTTAAAGTCGCCAGAGATATTTACTGACTCTGACATAAATTCTTGGAATGATTTCATTTTAGTTACAGTTCCAACGACGGAGTGCTTTGTTAATTCTGCTATCTGGATCTCTAGCAGTTTTGGATGAAGTAAGTTTTGACTTCATACCTTTCATACGACGACAGAATGACTTACGACGATCTGCTCTTTTACCCGTTGGTTTCTTTTCGGTTACAGCAGTTTGTAATTTTGAACCTGGGTTTTCTCTACGATATGCATCAACTGCTTTCTGACTTAATCCATCAGTTTTATCCTTGCGGTTTACTGATTGCCAGTCTTCAGTTTGTAAAAATTGCTCTCCTGGTTTGATTTCAGAAACATTATATGCAAGAACTTTTGCTCCAGGATATACTTTATCAATCTGGTCTTGAATTTCTTTTCTGCTTGGTCTTGTTACCTGAGGGAAGAACATTTTAATTCCATAATACTTTCCTCTCCAAGTTAGAGTTACCATGATAATATTTCCAGTTTTAGCAGGAATCCTAACTGCTTCTTCTAAAGGACATTCTTCCATACCATGAATAGGACACTCTTTACCTTTTTTGGTGTGAATGCATTCTGCTTCTTCTTTTTTCACACAGCGATTATAAGTCTTTCCAAAAAGTTTCTGTGTCCCTTTCTTTTCATATCCTGGCCAGCACTTCTTTGCCTCTTCTACCTCTGTCTGCTCACTTTTAGTCCCCCAATTAGATGCACCTGCTTTGCGACACTTTACAAGGGCACCTGAGGCATAGGCAGAAGGCCAAACTCTATAACGAGATTTTACTTTATGATAGCAAGCATCTTTCTTACCGCTACCTTTTCCTTTAATATCTTCTTGCTCAACAATAATCTGGTCACCAACCTCAACGTTGTTTTCCTTAAACCATCCACGATTTACTTCCAGAGCACTTAATACTTCCCCTTCAGAATAAACTGGATTTTGATCGTATGGTTCCAACTGCTTAATACTATCAACTATTCCTTCTTCGGTGATGAAAGCAATATCCAGAGGAATTTTGGTCTCTGACATATGGAATGACTTTTGTCCAACCTCATCAAAGATGAAATACATTCCACTGTTTTGATCAAGACTTTCTCTAAACATCAGTCCAAGATTAAAGTCCCTAATGTTGATTGGAATTTCAACATTTAAAGGTAAAGTTATAAATTCTACTACTTCCTTTACAGACTTTACTTTCATCTCGCCACTATCGACATAATCAGCAGCAGAGTCGAGATAGTCTGCTGCTTTTGTGATTTTTGATTGAACCCATGCTTCAATATCGCCTTCGCCTTTTCCCATTTTCTTCTTCAATCTTCTAGCAGCATTCATAACTGTAGAAAGTTCAGAACGTGCCATTGAATACTCATGATCTCTTTCTTGTGCTTCGTTCATTTTCTTCTTTGGTTTATCTGTTGAAACATAAGTTGGTTTTGCTGCACCAGTTTTTTGTTGTTGTCCGGGATCTGCTGCTTTTTTCCTTCTTGCTGCAGAAAGTCTTTCTGCTTTAGTCATACTTGCTCTTTTTGCTGATGAGACACATTTAGGAGTTCCTTCTCCGGGTTCATCACTAGCACAGGTTCCTCCTGTAACTACATTTACCCAACCAGATTTTCCATCCTTAGATTTTGATGATTTAAACCATTTATGAAGAGTTCCTTCGTCAACAGAAGCACCGTTTTCTTTACGAAGCATTCCTTCAGGATCAACCATAAATCCTGCTGGAATGGGTCTACACTCCTTATTTGTATAGCAGTAATATTGTCCTGCAGGGCAGCGTCCGTTCTTTTTCATTCAACTGGTTTTGATTTAGTAGTCTCACCTTTTGCTCTTTTCTTTCTTCCAGCACAATGCGCTTTTTGAGAGAATCCTTTTGGATTTGAGCAATCAATACTCTTTTTATATTTATTACTCCACTCCTCTTGAAATTGTTTAAAGGTTTTCATGTTTCTATCGCAGTAAAAATAACTTTAAATGTAGTTGTTGTTGCAGCAGAAGGATATCCAAGAAGCCTCAAAGATCCTGAGTTAATGTCTGTAGAAAAAGTAGCGATTCCAACAGGTTGATTGATTGATCCGTACTCTGTCATATATGTAGTAGAACCATCATGAATAACATTAATTGTTGTCATATTAAAGTTGGTTCCATCCGAAACTTGAATTTGATAATTTACTGACCTATACGTGGAAGCACTCACGGATATAACAGTTGCGGTAGATGTAGAATTTGTTGTTAAGATTCCAGATTGAATATCTCCTGCAATAAGTTCTAAATTAGAAGCAGATACGGGAGCAAAAGTGAATTCTGAAGAAGATGCATTATATCTTAAAAATCTACCATCTCCTAAATTTGAAGTGTCTACATCTGTTAAATCTACAAGAGCAGTTGATCCACTTAATGAAGTACTAGCAATACCAACCCATTTTGATCTTGCTTGATCAAAAATTAAAAGTTTGTTGTTTCCGGTTGTTTGATCAAATTCAACATCATCAAGATCCCTAATAAATCCAGCTCCACCACCACCAATTGAAGATAGTTGATATTGAACTCTTTCTACAAATAATTTGTAATGTTTTTGTAATTGATCTAAAGTTACAAAATTTTGATCAATAGGCGTTAATGGATCTTCATTATCAACATCTGGAGGATCCGCAAGTAATGTTCCTTGTTCTTGAATTTCTTCCGATAAAGTTTTTTGCTGCTCCTGCAACTCATTTTGAAATTTTTTGATATCTTCAACAAGTTTATATAAACTTTTTATATCAGATTTTACATAATCAATATCTTTGTCATAATATTTGACTTCAGGAAGATTTGATATTTCTTCTTTCAGTTCATTAAAATAATTTAAAAGTAGTTCATCAGTTTTTATACTTTCTTCATTAACTTTTTTTAGTTCTTTATTAATGTTTTCTTTTAACTTATTGTATTCTCCAAGAATTTGTTTCTTTAATTTTCTATCATCATCTTTAAATTCCCTATGATACTCCCAAAGTTTTAGTGAAGATGTTTTTATTTCCTTCCATATCTTTTCTTTCTCTTCATTAATTCGACCATCAATCTTTTCATTTAAATTAATGATTTCTGAGTCAATTTTTACCGAATTTTCAAAATATTTTTTATCAATATCTTCAGATAACTCATTAATATTAAAGTTTACTTTTTCTCTAAGATAATCAATCGTATCTTTTACTTTGATAAAATCATCATCAATGACACTGAAAGTTTTTCCAATCCAAGAAAAATCTGGAACTTCATTTACCTCATTTACCCATTTTGGAAATACTGGAATTTCAGATCTAACTTTATCAATTGCTTCACAAATTGCCTCAATTTCGGAATCATAATATTTTACTTCTGGCAAATTAACAAGCTCAGTTTGAAGAGTATCAATCCTATTTTCAATTTGATTAACTTGATCATCATAATACTTGACTTCAGGGAGATCTTTAATTTCTTCTTTAATAAGATCTATCTGCTCACATATTGCTTCTACTTCTTGGTCATAATATTTTACTTTAGGAAAACTTAAAATTTGTTCCGTAAGTTTTTCTAATTGATCATCATAGTATTTAATTTCTGGAATATCTGGTATATCTCTTCTTACATCATTAATAAGACGTATAATTTCGGTTAAGTCTGTTTTTTCGTCTACTATTATATCTTCTTCAACTTCAATATCTTCCTCTTCTTGCTCAACAAAATCCTCAACGGAAGGAAGACTTTCGTCAGTTTCCTCCGTGATATAATCATCAATTGATGATAAATCACCTTTTTCGTCAATAAAATCATCAATAGAAGGCAAGTCCTTTGGCATTTTATTAGTAACCTTTGTACTTTGGGATTTCTCTCCCTGTCTTATTATTTATTATTATCCTCTTTCAGTCCATTCTTTAACATCTTTGCTAACTCTGCAGTTGATCCAACAAAAAGTGCATTATTGACTGTAGATGGTCCTTTTATTTGTTTTTCTTCTTCAACATCCTTAAGTTTTTTCTGAAGTTCCATTAACTTATCAGTTGCATCTGCAACATTTTTAATTAATTGACCAGCAACTTCATATGCCCTTGCCTGTTCCGTTTCTTGAGCAAGTTCAAGAATACCATTTATAGCTTCTTGTCCTTTTTCTATTAGTGAATAAAGATTTCCTCTTGTATAATCATAATCTTTTTTAATATCATCTGAGGAAAACACAGATTCTTCTTTTTTATTTGGAATTTTTTCAACCTCAACGGGTACTATATCTCCGTCAACATCAAAAGTTTCATTTAACTTATCAAATTTTTTTGTCATTTTCATTACAGACTACCACTAAATCCAAAATCATCTCCAGTCTCTACCAAAGCATCATCTGCGGAAGTGATTGATTTAATAGGTGCCCCCTTAAGGTGAGATGTAATAGTGGTTCCATCTTGACCTCTAAGAACTGTAACTTTATTTCCAGATATTGACTTAATATACAACTCTTCACCCTCAAGATCAATATATGTTTTTACTACCAGCCCACTAGCATCATCAACCTCAAATACTGTTGACGTTGTTGTAATATCATTTGAAATATTAGTAACAATATCTCCGGTATAGTTTTTAATTGCTCTAGGTTCTGCTGTATATGTAATTTCTCTGGTAGTATTTGAAACATCTGTACCAGTAAGATAACTGATAGTTGCTTTTTTGATAATATCTTTGGAAGCAGAAGATACTGGACCAAAAAGATATGTTTTAGCAGTAAATCTCAAAGTATAAAGTAAAACTCTACGAGATGTAAAATCACCCTCATAGTCATCTTGCATAGTTATGTTTTCTAAAACAATCGGAATGTCACGTTTCTCTTTAATGTCCTCAACAAGTTCTACTGTGAGATTATATGCTGGTTGAAAATATGGCAATATTTGCTCTACAATTTGAAGCATATCATCATTAAGTTTTGTCATAATACTCAATTCAAATTGCATATTATACGGAACGGGCATATACATTTTTTTTGTTTGCGTTCCATTTGTAGGATCCTTTACAACAAATTGTTGAGTTGTAGTAACTTTTCTGGAAGGATCATAAACTAAACCAGTAAACTCAAATGACATTCTTGGCAATGTCATAGATGTTGATTTATTTAAATCTGCAGATTGCTCTAGTCTAGCAAGAAACTTTTGAGTCGGTCCATATGCAAGAGGTACTTTTATAACGCTAACTACATTATCAGAAGAATCATTATGTTTTATTGATATTTCATTAAATAAACTACCAAAAGAAATAATAGTTCTTCTTAAAATTTCGTTGTAAAAATACTCAAACATTTTTTATGCCTTATTATGTTATTATTTAACCAAGTTAATTTTTATTTATGGAATTCCAAATGGGTTTTGCTCAGTGAAGTCTATAATAGAATCTGCACTTGTTTCAATGTCAAAGTTGTCTGAAAATCCATCATTTGTTGTATTTGTATCTATAACACGAAGTCCGTGAGAAGCTCCAGATGTTGATCCAACTATATTTTCCCCGATACTGAATGATCCGGTAATATTAGAAACTTCAAGAATATTTGTGGAAGAGTTCCAAGTTCTAACCCGTGCTGTTGTTCCACTTATTGACCCAGTAACAATTTCATTAAATACAAAATCTCCAAATGATCCAGTGCTTGGATCTGAAATTGTTATTGTCGGTGCCTCTGTATATCCAAGTCCAGTATTTGTTATGTTAATTGCAGTGATTGTTCCGGCAGCACTAACAACTGCTGTTGCCGCAGCAGAAACTGTTGATATTCCAGTGAAGGTAATTGTTGGTGCTGTAACATAACCAGAACCACCAGAAGTGATAGTAATTAAACCAACTACTCCATCACCAATGGAAGCTGTAGCAGCTGCCCCTGATCCACCTCCACCAAAGAATCTTATTAGTGGCGCAACTGTATAACCAGAACCAGCATTTACAATATCTACATTTTGTACCGATTTTAGACTTGCGTTTACATTTAAGTTGCAAACATTAATTCCTCCAATCATTCTTGCAGTTGCAACTCCAGTGACTCCACCGATTGGTGCTGAAGAAATACCAATTGTAGGAATACTACTATATCCTCCTCCTCTATTAGTAACTGTAATATATCTAATTCCACCATTAACAAAACTTGCCGTTGCTGTAGCAGTAACTCCAACACCAACAAGAGTAAGAGTTTGAGTTGGACCTAAAATAGTAGGAATTCCATCTTCAGTAAGTCCGTCTTCATCGTTTCCAACTAAAATATCATCAATATTATCAACCCCAGTAGTAATAAGTTCATCCTCATATCTAAAGAGTTCGCATCTCAACTCATAAACATAATTTTTTTGTAGTTGGTAAAATGGTTTTTCGTGTTCAACATATTTGATTTCATACAAACGATCTCCAAGAGGAAAATAAATCAAATCCCCTTCTTTTGGTCTAGTTGATAGTTTAATATTTGTTTCATTTTTAATCAAAGGTTGAATATATGTTTCCCACCTTTCCTTTGAAATTATTAAAGTTACCTCTTGAGTTTGCTGAATACCAAATTTTGATAGCAATACTGGATTATCAGAATATCCTTCATAGTTTTCTACATATGCTTCAATGGGATATGCATCATCAAATACTGACTGAATAACCTCTCTTAATATCGTTTTTTCTGTAACATATTTTCTGGGAAGATAATGCACTTCCACACCATACATTCTCAACTGTTCGTTGATTAAATCTTGAATAAGATTTTGCTCAGATCTTGATCCTTGTTGAAAAAATGGATTAAGCATAAGTTTAACCGATCATATCCAATGGAGGAAGTTCATAAGTATTTGACATTTTTTCCATTATCATATCAATTTCTTTTTGGGCATCATCATATATTTGTCTGCCATTTAACTCAACTCCACCTGGAAGTTTGACTCCTTGGAACTTAATTAGGTTTTGACCCCACTGTTTCTTTATTAAAGCAGTTAAATATTTTTTTAAGAAAGAGTCGTTCCAAACTCTGCTAAAATCATTTGGATCCAATAAACGATAACAATCAATTACCAAATAGTCATTTACAGTAACACTTGACCAATCAATGTCTAGATATAATCTATCCATTCTCTGATTGAATCTAATTTGTTTTTCGGTTGTGAGTAGAAAATCAATATCTTCAAGGTAAGTTTTTACCATTGCATAGGTTAAAAGTTCAGTGGATCCCCAATAATAAATATCATTTAAAAATAATTGATATTTGACACTGAACATATTATTTGTTACAGTGTTTGATCCATCAAAATGATATATCTTTTGAACTCCTATAACAGATGGAGGAACTTGTAGATAATTGCTATTTTCTTCATAATCAAATTGAACAGATGATCCATCTATCGTTGTACTTGCACTAGTAGTTACAATACCGATAGGATTATTTCCTCCTCTACCTCTACCTCTGTCAATATCTGCCTGTGTAATCTTATACTTCAGAAAAGTTTGAGTTACTCCATCAAAATGCCTCTCATGAAAAAACTGAAGAGCATCATCCACTAAGTCATCTACTTGCTCATCGGCAACATTTACCTCCAATACAGGAGCTCCTAACTGCCTTTTGCAGTAGTTTACCAATTCTGTTCTACTTGTTGGTTGAGCCATTTATTTACAAGTTTCCTAATGATATTTAGGGTGCAGAAGAAATACCAGGAATAACCAAAATGTTTCCATTAACCAAACTATAAATTGTTGATCCAGAACTAACTAAAAGGTTGTAAATATATCTTCCTTCTTGTAGATTTCTGGTTGCAGTAGATCCTAGTGATATTTTTACTTTACCACCAGCCGCACTAGTAAATCCAACCGTGAATGTTGCGGTTGGAACTGTAGTTGCACCAATTCCTGCACTTTTTTGCATCTGAGAAGATCCTGTCCAGTTCTCAAAGTTAAATGGAGAATTGGAAAGTCCAACAACATTAAAAGTTGCAGAGAAATCTGATCCAGTATAAATTGTTAAATTTGCCGCCTTTGGTACTCCTGCATCTAAATCAAAGGTTATGTTTCTACTCGGCATTTGGTATTCCTATAATAGAAAGAGTTTCTTGTTGCTTATAATAAAGTTTACAAAAACACTTTGCAATGTTTTTAAGTTGTTCAATATTTTCACAACTATCTATTTCATTTGAAAGTTTTATATATTCAAAACTTTTCGTAAGATTTTCAAGATTAATTTTATTTGGATCCATTGAGCAACTCCTTTAGGATTGATTTGATCTCATCAATATCACTTTTCATACTAGCAACTTTTTCTTCAATGTTTTGTACTTTTTGATTCTTTTTATCTTTAACTTTACGTCTTGAGACGTATTGCTCATATTCAAATGAATTTACGTTTACGATAGAATTTGTTTCTGGGTCCCTTGCAAGATCTGCATGACCCTCTACACCATAGTATTCCATATTATGCTAAAGCAATGACTCTTAAATCTTTCATTCTTGGCACATATACTTGATCAGTGGATGTCATTACAATCTTAATTTTATAAGATCTGAATGATGGAAGTTGATCTGCAGTAAATGTATATTCTCTATATTCTAAAGTTTCCCCTTCAAATCCTTTAAAGTTTGTTTTTGGTACAAAAACATCAGATTGTCCATTATTATTCTCTGGAGAAATCACTTGACCCCTACTATTAAGGTTTTCGTATCCGGGGAATGGCTCAAAGATTGGTTCAAATCCTTGCTTATCACTAATGGCATAAAATGCTCTGATATCATTGTTTTCATTAATGTGAGCACTCAAAAGAATCTTCAATGAAGAAGCTGGATTTTCCAAAACAATTTCTTTAGAAATATATTGACATGCAGTAGGATCTGTAAAGATTCCATTTACTCTGCTATCTGTTGCATAATCTGATATTATGCTATTGACTCTATTTGAGGTTAAGATAGTACTAACTCTCTGTGCATCAATAACTGGACTCAATCTTGTATCAGTAGTATTAAGGAATAATCTCAAATTCATTGATTTATTTCCAGGAATGTTTGTAAGTTGAACATCTTCATTAACTTTTGAACAAATTATTCTTGGAGTCTCTAAGTAATTTGACTTGTTTAGGGCAACAGATTCAAATCCAGCATCGATAAATGGAATTTCATTACCACTTAATGACTGACCTGTGGTGGTTCTAACTTCTGCAGTTAAGTTAGTTCCGCGTACAGTGATATTTTGAACAGATGGTGTAATAATTTCAAACGGCATATTTTGAGATGCCTTTATTTCATATCCACCAGTGGATTTTGTTTGTCCAACATAAAGTTTTGGATAACCACTATCATCACTTCTATCATCATTATTAACATTATATTTTTCTGACATATCAAGTTTGATATGATAAGAATCAAAAGTAATTGGATTACTAATAGTTACATCGGATAAATCATGAGTTTTATTGATTCTTGCTAGACTGACACTATTGAGTTCATATTTGTATACTGGAGTTCCCACTGGATATGTTTTTGGATTAACACCTCTTACAATATTTCCTCCAATAGTATTTCCAGAAACATTAGTATATTCAATAATCTCATTTCCAATACGTATTAATCCAACATTAGTTGTACCAACTCCAACATTTTCAAATGTTGAAAAGTTTGCTGAACTATCAACAGAAATCGCACCAACAGATCCAACATCATAAGCAGCACTTAGTTTTGTTGGCTTTATGTCGGATTGTGCCCCAGAAATTTTAACAAGATTGTTGTCAAAGTACATTCCATGATTTTGATGATTTACTTTGACATGCAATCCATCAGAATCAACATTAATTGCTGATATTTGAACATCTCCGCCATTTGAATAATTTAATTCTGTTGTAATGCCAGAACTATTTGTGTAGAAAATAGTATTAGCAGATCCTACAATAAATTCACCTTGAACGTTATCGAGAATAAGTTCACTAGTCATTCCAATAGAAACTACAGAAAATCTTGCATTTCTACCAACAGAGGAAACTCCAATTGTTGTAATTCCAAGAACATCTCCAACTTGATACCCAGATCCACCACTCGCAACTGTTGCTGCAACTGCTACTCCATTATTGATAGTAACATTAGCAGTAGCTCCTCTACCGTTGCCACTGATTGTTACAAGATTTACTCCAGAGAAAGTAAATCCGCCACTATTTGGAGTATATCCAATACCAGCATTTGTGATTGTTAAATTACTAGTTGCAGAACCAGCAGTTCCAACAAGATTTCCTGTTGCATTTGTTCCCTGCTGAGAGAATGTATTTCCATTTACAAATCCACTATCAGCAATCGTTGTCCCAAGACCAACTCTTATTTTTCTTGAGTTGAATACTAAAGAATCTGGCATCAAGGTTGGGATTTGATTATTGCCTTCAGTAAGTTCTGGACTATAGAATTCAACAGAACCAGACTCTAAGAAATCTGCTCTATAAAGAGTAAACTTAAGATCTTCCCATTGGCTTGGTTCCCATGTAGAAGCATTTTGAGATTTGAAGAGAGATCCAAGATATGGTTGATTGGAAATAAATGTATCCGAAAGAAGATCATTTTCACCAATTCTTGAAATATAAACACTATATTTGGTGGAATTTGATGCTAAACATATTGCATATTCATTATTTCCACCCTCAAGATAAACAGGTGCCTTAAATTCAAATGTTGTTGCCACAGATCCATCTGCTGAGGTCTGAACATCACCCGGATCCAAGACAATTTCGGAGAAAGGAAGGACTTTTTGAGTTGGGAATCCATTTTCCATGGTTCTCAGTTGGAATACAACTGGAATATCCATGTCATCTTTGGATCTAAAGAACACTTCACATTTAGTTAAGAATACTCCAGTGTCATCCTCGACCAAGAAAGATTGTGCAAGTGGGTCATACCATCCGATAGTTCTTTCTGATGAAGACTGACCTATTACTCTACTTGAAACAACTTGAGTTCCAAGAGTTCTATTAACGTTTCTCTCTTCAAACTCTTGCTTTTGTTCAATTCTTGCATTTCTAATAGAAATAATATTTTCTTGAACAGTTTCAAGAGTTCCAGCAGCAGTATATGCTTCTTCAGCAACAGTGGTTGCTGCATTTTGATCATTATCAATATCATTAACTAAAGTGAATACTTTTGTTCCAGTCTCAAACTTGGGATGATTGATATTATTTGGATCTGGAATATAAAAACTTCCGATTAAAGTCGCAGAAAGATCTGAGACAAGTCTCAAATTGGTAATTGTTGCTTGTGCCCCACTAGTTTGTCCCGTAAGAACCATTCCAGACTCAACCCATCCATAATATTGCCCCTGAGGTTCATTTGAGAGAGAAAAAGTGTCAATATTTAAAAGTGTTGAAGTTGATGAATAATTTGCAGGGAGAACTGTTCCATTATATGGATTTTCTGGAAAAGTTATTGTTGGGGAATCATATGGACCTTCCCTATGATTTGACTGAGCAACTCTAAAAGTTATACTTGGTGTTGTATTAGTTGTGTTTTGATTCAATCCTGTTCTAATTACAGTTCCTTCCACAGTTTCTCCAACTTGGAATGTTCCATTTGTCATGGAAATTTCAAGTAGTTTTGGAACACAATATTTTGTAACATCATTTCCATCAAAAAATGCATATAATCTAGTAAGAGGTTTAACTCTTTTAGAAACAAATTGAATGTTTCTAGATCTCATATTTGCAATAATATCTCTACTTACAACTCTATCTCCAACGGAAGTTCTCTCAAAATCTTCAACAACAATTGTTCTCAATCCATTTCTAGATTCTACTCCATTTTGAACTGTTGTTTTAAGTTGCTCTTCGATTGTTGTTGTAGTAGTCCGTTCAACTCTTTCTGCAGGACCTCCAGATCCACCATTGATCCATCCACCTCTACCAAAAGTTGTTGAGTTGGACTCTGTTCTAGTTCTTGTGCTTGTCGTAACATCAGTGCCTGTCCAGTTTGTTGTCCAGGAATCCCAAACAATAGGAGCAAATCCAGTTTGAGGGTCAACATTTAATGTTCTAGCAGCATCAGCCATTGTTTCTGCATAATTACCCTCAGCCTGAATGACTTTAGCGGTAAGTCTTGTAGTGTCAACCCAGTTGTCAGATGAAGGAGTTAACTCAAGAGTTCCCTGCCAAAAACTGATTAGAAAAGGAGTTACACTTTCACTTCTTGTTGCAAAAGATTGTTTTAACCATTCAACTTCAGCATAATCCAAGGTAATAACATCATTTTGTTTTCTTACATTATTCCCCTCAACAGGCGCAAATGCAAGATCATCATTTGGATCTATATTTACAACTGGTCCTGGAATCAGATCTACAGAGTTTGTATAATGTTTTGGTCTAAGTTCTTTGCGTTTTCTATCAATACTATTATTAAATGGAACAAGACTATCTTGAGGTTTGAATGAATTGAAGTTATCAACAAAGAAGCCAGATTTAAACCTATTCAATCCGTCTGCATCGGGAACAAAAAGATTTGCGGTGTTTGTTTCTAACAATGATAAGGAAGTATAATACTCTAAATTTTTGATTCTATTTTCGAGTTGCTTGATATCGATCATACGATATCTCTTGTGCTCTAAAAATTCTATTACTGCTTGACTATTATTATACAGATATGGAGGAAGAGAAATAGTTGCTATTTCTAGAGCATCATCTACATGGACAGGTTTTTCTGGTTTATCAGATGGAGTTCCATATTTCACTTGGAACTTTCCATCTTTTGTTAAGAAAACTCTATCAATCCTTCCCAAATAATAAGAAAAATCAATCAAAATAGACTCATTAGATGCTAAAATATTTGTTGAAGAATTTCCGGATTGATTAAATGATCTTCCTAAAAATTCTAATGGAGATCTAGATCCTGCTGAAGTCGTAAAGTTAGAAACTCTGGGACGAATATCAATAATATCGGAATTCTGAATACCATCAATTGCTTTAATCTCTCTAGCATAGTTGAAATTATTGTAAGAATTTACGGTTGTAATATCACCATCATCAGTTGAATCATAAAATCCGCTAGAAAAATATACTTTTAATTTTTTAGATGGTTCTTCAGAGTCAGTTTTTCTCTTAATAAATCCATAGTCATAAAAAGATTTCTCTTGTCCACTAGAAAATGTATAATTTGAAGAAATCTCAAAACTCAAAGAATTAATTGATGTTATTGTTCCGGTTACATTTGAATTTTGGAAAGTAACAGTTTCACCCTCTCTAAATTCAATTTGATTTTTATATACAAATGAAACAACTGAATCGGAGTTCTTCTCTGCAAGAATTGCAACTGCGCCACTTGCTTGACCAATCAACAGTTCTCCAAGAACAAGATCACTTGTAGTTGTAGTTGGACTATTCAGAGCAGCTAAAGTCATCCTTGGAGCAGATGGATTAGAAGTATCTGCAGATTCAAAAATTCCGTGTATTTCAACAATATCTGGAACATTAAGTGAAATTATTTCATCTTGAACTCTTGTTCCATATGGATAATTACCGTAGGTTAAACCATCATTAAGTGTAGTTGCGCCAACACCAGAACCAGAGTATTTTGATTTATCGATGATAACTGAATTTACTTTATTGATATTTTTTATTTTTGTTTTTGGTTTTGATTTTCTAAGAGTAGTGACTAATGTTGCACCGGTATCATTTGATCCCAAATTACGAATCTGACAAGTTGATCCCGAACCAAAATCAAATTTATCTGCAGTTAATACTTCAGTGTTTCCATCAGATCTTATTAAAGAATATCTGTTTGAAGCAAATGGTAGAAAAACTTCATTATCTCCAGCTGTTGGAAGAGTTCCAGTTGTAATTTGATTTCCCGAAATATTAACAGTAAAAGTTTTTCTTATGGTAAGATATGCATCCGTAAGATCAACATTTGAAATATTACCTTTCGGTAAACGAGTAAACAGTGTATTATCTGTAGATTCCTCTAATCTAGTTGTAAGTATTCTTAAATCTGTTACATCTAAATTTGAACCTGGAAGTTCTCCACTAGTAACTCCAGTTACAGTTGTAACTCCAGAAACATTTATAGAGTTAGATGCGATACTAATGACCTTTGCTGTGATAGGATCTGCAGATCTTGATAAGTCACTATATCTCACTAAATCCCCAATCTTTACAAGAGTTCCTGGGAAAGATTCATTAGAACTTCTGATAGTGCTTATACCACCAGAAAAAGCAGAAACTGTTGCAATACCAATTCTGGAGGAAACTGACTGAATTACATCAGCACTAAATGTATTAATTCCAATAACCCCATCGGTTGTCCCATACAAAGACTTAACTTTTGATATTCCGTGTTCAGTAACCGCAATAGCGATTCTTCCATCTTCAATACCATTAAAAATTAATTTTTCATTGGGAACAAAAGTTCCAGTCTTTTCGTATACAGTAAGCGCAACTCCTGCAGTTACGCTATCTTTTAAAAATGCAGTTGCCCCACTATTTGCACCTTTAATAAAAGTTGGTGTAGATAATGTTGTTGCCTGATTTAAAGTAATATTTGTAAATGTTTGAATATCAAAAAGTGAAATATCCCACTGATTAATATTTGAATTTGTAGAGTCATAAGAACCAGAATTTAATCTAAAATCATAAACTCTAGCAAGACCAATTTCTTTTCCTGGGGCAGTTTCTGAGTTCAAACCAACCCTACTGTCTCTTAAACTTACAAAATAGGTATTTCCAATGCCTATAGTTGGTGTCCTATAAACACGGTTTACCTTTAAAGTAGCACCCGTATTGTAGATGAGTGCTTGATTTTCAATTGTTCTAGTTGTTCTTGGTTTTTCTACATCAATAAAAGTTGGAGATGTAGTTTCGATTTCATATCCACGAACAAATGCTTTTCCCGGAGAAATTTTGTAAATTGCTAGATCGTCAGATGGAGTTCCTCCACTTGGAGTAAACTGTCCAGCATTAAATAATCCTCTATTTCCTAAATTGTTATTTAAAGAGTTTACAATAGAAACATCAAATGGAGACACATAGTAATCTCCAGATTCTGCATAGGTTCTTCTTGCAAGAGTGTCTGTAATGTCTTCATATCCAACTCCACCACCAAGAGTTCCTCTTGTAGAAGTTTTTGTTCTCAATATTCCATCGACAACTGTTGCAAGTTCGATGAAACTGGTGTCATCAAAATCAGTCAGAGGTTTTTTAAATAAACTCACACTAATTTTTAATCTATCTGCTCCAGGTGCAGAATAGTTATTGTATCCCTGAGAATTATCATTTAAACTTTCATCTAAATCTGCATTTATAATCTCTTCACTCACAAACAATCCTATTCTATAACTTGGATTACTTGTATATTGATCAAGAATCAAAGTTTCTTTATTGACATTTATGAAGTTTCCTCTAATAAAATAAACACCATTTTCTATTTGGAAAGCTGATCCAGTTGCTGCTGCATTATTTGCAAGAGTCGTTGCAAAAGGAGCTCCCGCTTCAATAACAGAATTACCTAGAAGACCAGATGTAATCAATTCACTACAAATCAACTCTTCTCCATCAGAAAATATTTGAGTTGAATTGTTTTGAGTGCTAGAACCAAGATAACTGATATACAGTGTAAGATTTCCTCTTTCCGAATCTTCTGGTAGCAAAATTGAATCTACATATGCAGTTACACCAGAAGTTTGTCCGGTAATTCTTGTTCCTTGTAACTGATCGGCATATGCAGATACTGGAACTCCTTGATAATTATTGTTTAACTGGACGCAATAATAGAGTTGAGAGTATCCAGTATTTCCTGGAATTACTTTTGCTCCCTCTTTAAAAAAGTGTTGACCAAATTTTTCAATTTGGTTTTGCAGTATGGATTGTAAAGTCGTTAACTCTCTTGCCTGAACAGGATATCCTGGTTTAAATAATACTCTATGATAATCATTAGCAGGATCAAAATCGTCAAAGTATGGCGATACGTTGAGGTTAGTTTGTTGTGGCATAATTCTTTAGAACTGCAAAATGACTTTGATATCTTCTTTTTGGTTTGATGATCTA